TCACCGTCCTCGTGGAGGCGCTTGGCGGGTCCTACAAGCTCGACCACGTCGGCACGGCGATTATCACGCCGGCCAGCACGTCGCACAGCTACGACACCAAAGCAATCGACGAACTCTTGGCGCAGTCCGTCGCTGATGGCGACATCGCCACGGCTCAGGCACTCACCGACGCCCGCAAGCTCAGCCACCGCAAAGCGACCCTGCGCATCACGGGGGTAAAAAAGTAATGCCGATATACTTTGTGCTTGGCGTTGGGCTCACCGTAATCACCGTCGCCGTGATTGTGATGAATGTGTTGTTCTACGGTGGGCCATGGGGCAGACTGGCGTTGTTTATTACGGCCTGGGTCGCTGTAATTATTTTGTGGAGGATGGGCATATGAGCACAATCATTGTTGGACTCTGCATCACGGCGATGGTCATGGGCGCATCGGTCACCATCGTGCGATGCTGGGTATGGTACGAAAAGACGATGGCGGAATGGCATCACAAGATGATGCAGGAAAGCTTCGCCGACGGCTGGGACGCCGCGGTGCATATGATGGAAGATAAGTAGTCGCACGAAGCCCGCATGGTTGTTACACCGTGCGGGCTTCATACATCTGTTTTGCGTTACGGCACAGCGCCGATTAGAAGGGATTATACCATGAATCATCGCAGTCTGATTAGTTACCGCCAAGTGGGCAACACCGAAATCTGGGTGCATCGCACGTCACCCAGCACCATCGAAGTCACCGTCTATGATGACATCGACAAGACCACGAAAGACACGGTCGTGACCACGCTGGACGACGCCATGACGCAGGTGAGCGCAGCCATCACTCGCGAGCTACGACGCCAGCAGGGTGACAGCGTATGAAGCCGAAGCTCCAGTACCTGGTCGAATCGTCGACCAATGAGTGGTACACCCCGCACCACATCGTCGCCAGCGTCAAAGCAGTGTTTCACGGAGTGATCGATTTGGACCCCTATTCATGCGACGCGGCCAACGCCATCGTCGGGGCGACCACGTACTTCACGAAGGAAGACGACGCCTTCCTGAGTGATTGGCCAGTGGTCGACAGCGTCTTCGCCAATCCGCCCTATGAGCGCAAAGTGATTGACCGATGCGTGACTCAGCTCATTGCGTATCGTCGGCGCTGGACGGCGACGCGGTTCCAGATGATAGTCCTTGTGAACGCCGCGACGGAGGTGAGCTGGTTCTTTGCGTTGATGACGAACTGCGACGCCGTGTGTTTTACCAAGGGAGGCTCGAGTACATCCGCGGTTCCAACCAAGGCAAGGCGGGGAATCCGCGCGGTCAAGCGCTGTTCTACTTTGGTCACGACCCCGAGCGATTTGGTGAGATTTTTAGCCAGCATGGGTATATTTTTCTGAATCAAAACTGATTGTAAATTGGTCTCAAATTGGTCTCAAAACTACTTGACAAGTCAAGTAGTAGCGTGTTAAACTACGGGTGGTTAGAAGAGACGACACGAAAGCGACAGACACCATGAACAGCACAAAGTACCGCCAAGCCCGCCACACCGAGTTCCGTATCGCCATGGACGCCTACTACACCGTCGCCCGCAACAACGACGCCACGACCGAAGAGCTCACCGCCGCCGCCAATGCCCGCACTTGGGCTGACCGCGAATGGATAAACGCTCAACACATCGCCAACCAGATGGCACAAGCCGAGCTGGACGCCGCCACCGCCAAGGGTTGCGAAGAAGTGGTCGAAGTGGTCAGCGCCGAAGTCGCCACGCCAACCGCCGCCGAAGTGGTCGCCACCCTCGACACCAGCGAAGCGTTCGGCACTGCATGGGGCGCAGACGGCCAAGTCCTGAGCTACGACGAAACCGTCGAAGCCATCGCCAAGCGGGACGGATGGTTCGACCGCGAAGGGCGCTGGGTAAACAAGGCGCGCCTGATGAAGGAAGCCCGAGCGATGCTCGCCAACTAGGCCCACAGAGATCTTTGGAGCCCTGCCAAGCCGGGCGGGGCTCCACCAAAGGAGACGCAATGCCACCAAGTCGCCAAAGCCTCAACCCCACGACGGGCACTACGCAGGTCACCCACATCCTCACACCGGAAGCCGCAGACACCCTCGAAGTCCTCAAGCAACGCCTGACCGAAGAGAACAAAGGCTACTTCGTTAGCACCTCGGAAGTTATCCGCCGGAGTATCATGTACATGGAATTTCACACACGCCCAAGCAAAGCCAAATCAAAGTAGAAAGCGACGCACACCATGAGCTTCGACCAAGACATCAACAACCTCAACTTCACCCCAGACCACGGCGACGTAGACAGCGCCGACGGCTTCGCCCGCATCATCTGGCTCAGCACTACCAAGACCCAAGGCGTGGTGGGAAAGTTCTACGCCAAGCAGGACGCCGTCGGCGCGATGTCGGCACCGTGGGAAGCGGTGGAGCGCTTCGATGACGAAGCGGGCTTCGAGACATCACGCCTCCGCATCGTGCCGATTCGCAAGCGGAGCCAAGCCTACACCGAAATCACCGTCGGCGGACTGCGCTCCAAGACGTGGGAGACGCACTACAAGCCCAACGCAGGGATGCGGATATACACCGAATTGCTGTGCTACGTCGAAGGCTACGATGAGCTCGTGGTCTGGCCAATCAAAGGCTTAGTGGGACGCGCCGTCACTGCCAAGACGGGCTCAGTGTTCAGCGACGCAAAAGCGGTGCTTGCTGAAGCGAAGAAGACGGCGAAGGGCGCAATACCAGAGTTCGCGTTCTGGGTACCCATCTCTTGCCCAATCGGGCCCAAGGGCAAAGTAGTCACGACGTCGACGGGCTACGGCAGTGACGTCGTCTTACCGCAGTATGACATCGCCAGCGACACCATCACTCGGCAGACCTGCATTGATTTGTACGTCGGTAAAGCGATGCTCGCCAAGGCGGCGACGGCGTATGCAGACAGCGCCGACTGGGCACGGGCTCAGCGGGTCAACGAGGTACCGACGGAGGGCTTCGACCAGGGCATTGTGAGTAACTCCATCCAACACAATGTGATTAAGCCCATCGAAGACGACAGCGGCATGTTCTAGACGACGTAGGCGCCCCGCCGGTCAGAGTGATCGGCGGGGCGTATAGAGGAGGTAGCTATGAAACGACGCACGGCACTGTATTACCTAATCAAGCAGGGCGCACCGATGAGTAGACGTGAGTATTTGCTATGGTGTGCGCAGTATTACCCTGAGAAGCTGAAGAATGCAAAGAAATGGAAACGTGCATGACAGACGAATATACGTATGAGGATTTTGTAGCGGCGATGAAGACGGTGCGTAGTGCATTACTACACGCTGATGAGGTACTTGGTCGGATGAAGAATTTTCAACGCATGTCAGTGTCGGCCAATGAGGAAATTGGGGTACCGCTTGGTGAGTGGTACGAAAAATTCGTCCATGATTTGACAGTCGCTGAGGCAGAGCTGGAGCCCTTCGCAGAGGCGGTCAAGCAAATCAAAGTTAGCGAAAAGTATTTTGATGCATCCAGTGGTGAACCCGTATTCTAGACGACGCCAACGCCCCGCCGGTCAAAGGGATCGGCGGGGCGTTGTCATAGGGAGACACAATGACCTTCAAAGCTACAAGCGAAGTCACGGCGATGTATCTCAACCCGTCCTATGATTGGCCAGACCATCGCCTCCTTCGTCGCATCGTTGTATGGCCGTGCGGATGCCAGACCGCACTCTATGCCGACGATGTCAATCATTGGACACTCGACCGCACGATGTGGAGCTGTGAACTCCACGGTATGACAAAGGAGACACCATGCAGTACGACGCCATCCCAATAAAGTTTTGCCTAAACGTCAGTAACAAAATCTTGGCAGTGGGCGACATCGTCGGCGCGGAGGGATACTTTGTGCTAATCGTGGAGGGCATGGAGTTTGTCGGTAAGTTCAGCATAATCGACGGGCTGTCCTACACGACACTGCAAAGCCCAAGCGGAGATATCTACCACGGCAAACGGTATCTTGACATCATCGCACTCATCACCTGGATTGCAACCGAAGTACACCACAGTCAAATCTTTGGAGGATAACCATGCAAACCTATACAAGCATCTTAGACAACGCCGGCTTCCGCATCGCCATCCTCGACGTCACGAGGAAGACGGCAGAGATTGCGCTGAGCTATAACATATCGGAGTCACGCTGTCGTCAGCTTCGCCAAAGCCACGGGCGCCCATGCAATCATCAGCTGCAGCACGGCATCGTCATGTCCAGACGGTGGATGGATAACAAAGACTGGGTGCACGACGTGCGGACACTGCGGGTCAAAGAACTCATCGCCAAGCATGGATGGTCAATGGCGTCATGCGTAGAGATGCGACGCCAGCTCGGCGTGGGCAAACAGCAGATACTCAAAAGCAAGGCGTTCCGCGAGGCGGTGAAGAGTCGTAGCACTGACGAAGTCGCGGCGATGTTTGGGCTAGGCCTGAGCGTCGTGTCGAAGTATCGCATTCGCTTCGGTGTCGGCAAGCGACGCAGTGATGCACTGATTTATAACCGCGCATTCATGAAGGCGGTGCGGAGTGACCGCCAAGCCAGCGACATCGCCAAGCGCTTCGGATGCTCAGATACCTACGTGCGCATACTACGGAAACGAGAAGCAAAACCATTTTCGTGACGTCACAAAAATGATGTCAACCACCGAGGAATCCTCGGTGGTTGACATCGACTTATTACATGGTATAATAAAGTTCCACCCATTGAAAACGAAGGAGTAGCTATTGGCACGACCACGTAAGAGCGCAGAACCCGCCCCGCCTTTCCAAGACGTCCACCTGCGCATCCCGCTTCGCATCCTCGAAGTATTGGACGGATTGGCAGACAAGAAAAAGCAAAGCCGGAACCAAGTGATGGTTACGATGTTAGCCAAGGCGACATCCACAAAGTCAATGCAGTTACTTGCCAAAGCGGCAAAAGAACGAGTAAAGAAAGAGGTTGAATGATGAGCTGGAAAATTTACCTAATTACGCATCTGGACACCGGTATGAAGTACGTCGGCTACACCGAGGTTGACTTAAAAAAATGCTGGGATACCCATCATGTCAATCCTAAGTACGCAGTGCACAAAGCAATACAAACCGATGGGCACCGCATGACCATGGAGCTACTCGAGGAAGTGGAGACGCGCGCTATTGCTCGCAATTTGAAACAACAATACATTCAGTCTTTTAACAGTGCCGAGCCCAACGGATGGAATCGTCAAATCATAAAGCCAAAAGACGAGCCAGTGACAACGCCGAAAAAGTGGACACAAGTACAAGGTGGGCTTGTTACAAAATCAGAGGACCGCGACGCATTAGCATGTCCGTCTTGTGAATACACCTATACACATCAGTCAATAATAGAAGTTTTCGCCCGACAAGAAGATTGCGATGGGATTCATACGTGCGTGCGTGGTGAAACGGTAATGACGGATCGTAATATGAGCGCAAATCCAAGCCCTCGGCGTCAAGGATTGCGAATATATTTCACGTGTGAATCATGTCATTGCGAGGACGGCGACAATTGTCCGCCACCATATGAACTTCTCATTTACCAACACAAAGGGCAGACGTTTTTCGAGACCGTGTACTACACCGAACATAAATCATGACACAATCCACCGCCGACAAAGTTATCGCCCAGCTCCCCAACGTCAAATCACGGGGGAACGGTGAGTATCGCTCATCGTCTCCCCTGCGTGCGGGCTCCGACGGCGAAGCGTTCCATCTGACCATCAAAGACGGTGAGCATGGGACGTGGTTCGACCACGTCTCCCAAGAAGGCGGCTCACTGTACACCTTGGCCAAGCGCATGGGCATCGAGCTACCGAAGCTCGCACCGACGACCGACACCGCCAAGGCGAAGACCTTCGCCGAGTTCTGTACCGATCATGGCGCAAGCGAAGAGACGTTTCGCAAAGCGGGCTGGACGCCGACCACACGTGGCGCAAACCCTGCTATTGCTTTTACCACGGACACCGGCACACGCTACCGGATGCTCAGTGGGAATACCAAGTATATCCATGGCAAGGGCTACACGTCGTCATGGTACAAGCTGGCCAATGCCCTCAGCATCGCCGAGGCCGGTGGCTTCCCGTTGACCCTCTGCAATGGCGAGGCAAGCACCGTGGTGGCGCAGTCGCTAGGAATGCCTGTGACGTGCATAACCGGAGGCAGTGAGCGAGAGATACCCGAAAAGCTCCTAGAATCGCTCCTAGAGGCGTACAGGGGCGCTATCGTCGTTGCGATGGATTGTGATACTAAGGGAAGCAATGCCGGACGCAAGTTATACAAGCAATTAACCTCCGTTGGCTACGCCGTGACCGTGGTCGATATGAATCTCGAAGCCAAGGGCGACATCGCCGATTATCTGCGCCTATGGAGTCCAGCGGAGTTTTACGCATTACCGCATAGTCTGGGCGAAGCGGTCGAATACGTGGCAGCCCTGCCCCGCACGGTGAGTGCATCGGAGTTACAAAAGAAAGACGTGCCACCCCTCGAGTACATCATTGATGACCTCATGAGTACGGGGTGCTATTTGTTGGCCGGTGCGCCCAAGAGTCGCAAGAGCTTCCTCGCCCTCCATGTGGCGCTTGGCGTTGCATTGGGTGGTAGAGTGTTCGAACGCTTCGACGTCGTCAACGCCACGGGCGTCCTGTACCTTGACCTCGAGATGAGCGAAAACTCCGTGCATCGTCGGGTGGCGGGGATGATGCACGGGAAGACGTGGCCAACAAATCTCCACTTCGGCTTTGGCGACGATTGGCCATGGAGGGGAAGCGAGGCGGGGGATCAGCTGGAGCTATGGCTCGACGCCCACGCCGACGTCCGCGTCGTCATCATCGACGTGCTGGCACAGTGGAAAGAAGCGGTAGACCCACGCACCCCCGTGTATACCGCAGACTACGACGCACTGAAAAAGATTCAGCGCATCGCCACACGGCGCAACATTGCTATCATCGTGGTGCATCACACTAACAAGACGCGCATGGTCAAGGGCGACAATCCCTTCGATAAAATCAGCGGCTCCACGGGTATACAAGGCGCCGTTGATGCGATGTGGCTACTTACCAAAGACCCAGACAATCAGTACAACACATTGCTCCAGATGGTTGACCGCAACATCCACGACACCGACAAAGTAGAGCTGACCTGGGACGACTTCCTCGGCGCCCATGCCGTTGACCCGAAGCTTCGCTTACTGCAAAGTACCAGCGCAGAGCGACGGCAGATATACGATGTACTCGAGGCGGCCGGCATCGCCATGACGCCAACAGAGATTGCGCTGGAGATAAGCAAAACACCGGAGGCGGTGAAGCATTTATTGGGTCGTTTAGTTCAGGACAAGTTAATAGAAAAGACAAGCTATGGTCGGTATAAGTCTTATACAAATATCGCTAACTCTACTACTTCTACTACTTCTACTTACTCTACTACTTCTACTTACTCTTCTGATAATACAGAGAATAACCAAGAAGTAGTAAAGAGTGACCAAGAAGTAGTAAGAGTAAGTGAGAGTAAGTCAAGAGTAAGTGATGGGTTTGACGCAGTACAATCGCCTGAACAAGCCAAGAGTAAGCAGAGTGACTGTATTTATAAGGAGGATATATTACGCATCATTCGCAAAGCGCCCACACGACCTGACAGCGTATGTGCAATGGTTGGCCCGCGCGGTATCTGGCCAACCATCAAAGCCAGCATCAATACCCTACTCGACGCCGACGTGATTACATGGCACGAGGACAATGAGCGCCTCATCGCCACTTAGCAAAAAAAGGAGCCTCCACAATGTCTTACCTAAGTGTCCCAACCATGATGCAGTGCCTCGTCTGTCGTGGTCGCATCGACGCCATGGCACCGTACCCGCAGGTCTGCAATGACTGCCGTAGTAAGGGCGAGCGATCCCTGCTAGCCCAGCTCCACCACGACGTTGACCGCTTGGCCAATGCGTGGGGAAAGCTCGTCACACCCGAGCTGGAGCCACGCTTCACCAAGATGCTGGAGGCGGCGTCTGAGCTTGACCTGCCGATGACCGTACACCGTCGCACCGACGTCATGACGAAGTTTGGGCAACGGGTCGCCAAGACCATCGAACAGCAAGACGCCTTCGCCGCCTTGGTCAAGGCGTGGTGGATGCACCGCATTCGCAAAGGCGACCTGCGTGCCCTTGAGCTACAGCTCGCCTGGGCCAAGATTCAGACGGAGGGACGCAGTGAACAGTAAACGAAAACCCAAGCCCGTGGAAGTAACCATCAAGTTTGATACAGACGTATACACTGCGTTGCGAGCTATCGCAAAGGCGACAAAGCGCACACGTCAGCAAGTAGTGAACGACATCATACGCGAGTGCCATGCGCAGTTTATGCCCAAGATTCAGACGGAGGGCCGCAATGCGCCACAAAGCGAGTCTTGACGCAAACCACACCGAAATCGTCGCCGGGCTTCGTCAAATCGGCGCTACGGTCGTGGACTTGGCCAAGGTCGGCAAAGGGTGCCCAGACATCCTCGTCGGCTTTCGTGGCAACACATACTTGATGGAGATTAAGACAAAGGCCGGCTACGTGCGTGCGACGCAAGAGCAATTCTTTCGGAGCTGGAACGGTGGCCACATCGCCGTTGTGCGAAGCTTTGACGACGCCTACAATGTATTGACTATGGAGGGGCTATGATTGAACTACTTCTCTACCTTGCCTGCACGCTAGGCACCTGCCACGTGACACCGTTGATGGTCACGCCGGAAGCCGTCGCTGTGGCGGCGTGCGAATCAGGCGACACCGTGACGCTTGGCACCTACGAGGTGCATGCCCGCAGTGCGACGAATGACGGCGGCATCTGGCAATTCAACGACAAGACCTACGTCTGGCTCAACGGCTACGACCACGCCGAGCTGGACACGCCACGCAATCAGTACGATACCTTCGTCTACCTTTGGGATGACGGCGCAGGCTGGCGTCACTGGACGGCGTCGAAATCATGCTGGACACAGTGGCTACGGATCGATAGCGATGATAAGGCGGTGTGGAGATAATGTGCCAGTATTGCCAAGAGCCCGTCATGTGGCCAGCAGAGGTGCGCGACGCATATGACGCTGCGGTCGCACGGTGGAAATACGAGGACCCGAAGCAAATTAAGAATCACCTGAGCTACGGCTCAGGGCGCTGGGTATGGGGCTTAGACCAGTTCAGCGACCGTCACATCCAAGAAGCGATTGATGACTTGAAGAACGCCGAGTATGCAATGGGCGTCGGCGCAGTATTGTATAGCTTCACGTTGCTACTCCAAATCCCTGAGTCAGTACGCTGTCCGTATAGCATCGATGAGATACTCAGTCATGACGATGAGGGCTGGGAGTTAACTCCGAAGGGCCCGATGAAACCGCAACCATAAATGAAGGAGACACCATGAACACCGCTTCCCTCATCGCCGTTACTCAGCCCGAGCAAGATTTGAGCGTAGAGGAGTTCATCGTCTACTGCGCTCGCGTGTCCAACCCTGCCAACCAAAGCAACCACGCCACGGCCCCAAAGCTCATGCGCTACCTCATTGAGCATGGGCATTGGTCGCCCTTCGAGATGGTAAGCATTACCATGGAGATTACGACGACCCGTGATATCGCTCGGCAAATCCTCCGCCACCGAAGCTTCAGCTTCCAAGAGTTTAGCCAGCGCTACGCCGACCCGACGGAGGCGCTTGGCTTTAGCTTTCGAGAGGCACGGCTTCAGGACAAAGCCAACCGCCAAAACTCCATCGTTGCCTCAAGTGAGGACGATGATATACGTGGTCGATGGATAACCATGCAGTACATCGCCATGAATGAAGCCGAGAAACGCTACAAGGAAGCCTTGGTCATGGGCATCGCCAAAGAACAAGCCCGCGCGTTACTCCCCGAAGGCTTGACCGTGTCTCGGCTTTACATGGCAGGGACACTCCGCTCATGGCTTCATTATTGCAACGTCCGCACCAAGGCCGACACCCAAGCCGAGCATCGTGCGGTCGCAGAGTCGGCATGGCAAATCATCATCGGGCTATGCCCGTCATTGGAGGGACTGAATGACAAATGAAGAAATAGCGCAAATTGCCTCTGCTGAATTACAAAAGCAATACGAATCACAGCAATGGGGAGTCTTGCATCAAATCGGAGACACATTTTGTATGGTCTTTGGTCATAGTAAGATTTACGGATATCTTTGCTGGGTAGGTGCAGTATATGTGTATTTGTCGACAAACCGTGAATTAGATTTTTGGAGCCACGAACACGAGGATGATTGTTTTGAGGTCATTGATAACATTGAAGACATTGTTGCATGGGTAAAGGAAAACATATGATACAAAGTGATTACGAAATCAAGGCACTGATTGACGCCGGGATGATTGATGGTGCGGAGTTAAACCAAGTCCGCACCGGCGTTATATCGTACGGTGTGACGTCGTATGGCTACGACATGCGGTGTGCGGACGAGTGGCAATTCTTTAACCACGACAAAGCCCGTGTCATCGATCCCAAGGCAGGCAACCTGCATACGCTCATGACAGCGACGGTTGCGCCCAGCATCAAAATTCCGCCCAACGAATTTGTGCTATGCCGAAGCCTCGAATATTTCCGCATTCCCAAGGACGTGCTGTGTGTCGTCGTCGGCAAATCAACGTATGCACGGTGTGGGCTCATCGTCAACACGACGCCCCTCGAGCCCGGCTGGGAAGGTCACGTCACAATTGAGCTAAGCAACACCGCACCCCTGCCAATCAGAGTCTACGCCAATGAAGGCATCGCCCAAGTGTTGTTTTTTCGTGGCAAGCCCTGCGTCAAAAGCTATGCGGATAAGCAGGGCAAGTACCAAGGGCAACGGGGAATCACGTTGCCAAAGGTGGAGCGATGATACTAACGAAGGAGATAATCGCCAACGGCAATGGCAAAGACAGAGACCATCAATTCTTTGTCAAGGTCAACGAGGTTGTCACTATAAGCGTCATCAATATGCGTGAGCTACTGACCAAGTGGAACGGCAAAGCATGGGAGCCATACGACAACTTGGATGACGGTGTTGAGTACGAAGTAGGCATTGTGGTCGACAACTTTCCTGCTATTTTACGGCGCCTTGTTGGCGATGTGGATGCAGTACCAGAATGGGTGGGCGGCCGTGTTGCCACTTATTACGGACTCACCTTAGACGAGGTTAATCACCTCATTGCCCAAGTGAAAGCGAAGGCCGCACAATGATGACCACCACGCTTTTTCGTGCGCCATTTAGACTACGATGTACGCACATCGGAGGCGTAGTGCACTTCGTCGCCTTGGCCACGCTTCGCCATGAGCGAGGCAGACGCTACCGCTACAAAGAACAGCCCGATGGTGTCATGGTACCGATTGCGTCACGGCGTAGTCGGTACCGTCGCCGGGTGAAGTTTTCACGCTGGGTACACAACGCCCACCACCGCTCATCCGGAATGAGTCGGCGTGGGCACGGCGGCAACGATTTCCAGTCGAGGGCCCGCAAAGTGAATTATAGCAGAAACAAGGTGGAGCGATGACACACACCCTACACCTCGCCCTCATGCGCTACTTAGTTCGCCTCGTCACGCCCAAGGGCGGCAAAGTCCTCGACCCGTTTATGGGCAGTGGTTCCACGGGGTGCGCCGCCGTCCTCGAGGGGTGCGACTTTGTCGGCATTGATATTACGCCGGAATACGTCGCCATTGCACAGAAGCGCATCGCCCATTATGCCGTCGAATCTCCGCTCGAAGGTATGCTACAATAAGCCTTGCATGGTTCTCTCCTTGACATGTATGACGCCCCCGCTCAGTTCCTACCTGAGCGGGGGCGTCGTGTGTACTTGACACCCCCCTGACAATTAAAGTAGGGAGGAGTATCACCTATGCCATACCCCGTCGATTCTGTGCCCGCACTGAGCCAAGGCGGCGTCCGACCACGACCACCGGAGGTCATCGTCTTACATCACACCGGCTCCGCTGGGCCCGCGTTTAATCAAATCGAGTATCTGCGGAATAACGCCCGAAGCGTCTCCATCCACTGCATTATTGCCAAGGACGGGCGACGCACCCGCATGGTTGACGATGAACGCATCGCCTACCACGTCGGCTTTAGCACCGTCGGCAGCTTGGGCAATCGCAGACCCAACGACATGTCGCTAGGTATCGAGATTATGAACAGCGGTTCGAAGACTGTGCCCGATCCCTATCCGCATAGCCAAGTCGACAGCACCGCAGAGCAAGTCGCCATCTGGCTCAAGAAGTTCCCTAGCATCCAGATGATTACTCCGCACGCCGGGATTGACACGAAGGGCAAATACGACCCCTACGCCTTTCCGTGGCAAACCTTTTGGCAATTACTGAGTCTACACATGGGAGTAACAGGATGACCGCACCGGCAAGCAATGTGGACGTGGCTATCGCTGAGATTAGCCGAGATATCAAGTACATCGCCAAGCGACTCGACGAAGGCACCGTCCGCTTTGACATGGTCGAGGCTCGGGTGGCGAAGCTCGAAGACCACGTTAACCGGCTGTACGGTGGCTTAGTCTTGGCCAGCATCGTGGTACCAATCGCCCTCAAGTTTATGGAGAAATGACAATGCACAAACCATGGTACGAATCGAAAACATTGTGGTTCAACGTCTTTGCCCTGCTCGCCGTCGTGGTGGCAACGCTTACGCAGTGGCCCGAGCTCGCCGACGTTGCGCCCCAGCTCACCGCAGCCCTCGCCATCATCAACATGATTCTTCGCTTCATGACGTACGAGGCTATCGGCAATGACGACGGCACGAAAGACTAAGCCCCTTGTCAGTGATAAGCCAATCTTTACCCAGCTTCAATGTGAAGACCTCATTGAGGCGGTGTCACAGCTTGGCTTAATGAACGAAGCGTTGGCCGCCGTCGGACTCGACAAAAAAACCGTGTGGCGCATAGAGCAATCCGACCCCAACTTTGCGCAACGACTCCGCGAGGCACGTGCTAAAGGCATCGACAACCGCATCGACTTCCTCGAGGGATGTCTGTACAAAATGGCGCCGACCATACCCGCAGCGGCGATGTTCTTACTCAAGAAGCTCGACCCGACGTATAGGGAATCCTACAGTGTTTCTACCAGCTCCACCCCTACCAACTACGTCATCGACCTCAGCTTGCCCTCCGGTGACGATACGCCACACGACGCAGACCAAGGCACAGGTGCGCTTTTGGAGTGATGCGTCGCGCTTTCGTATGTTCATTGGCGGACGTGGCTCAGGCAAGACACGGGCCGGCGCTGTGGAGGCACTGCGTCAACCGCAGGGATCGCTTGGCCTCATCATCGCCCCCACGTACCCAATGCTTAAGCTTGGCGCCATGGAGACGATACTCAGTCTTGTGGCGTCGGCTGGCATCGCCGTATCGTGGAATAAGTCAGACAAAGAACTGCGCCTCCTTGGTGACCGCACCATCATCTTCCGAAGTGCCGATAACCCCGACGCCCTCCGTGGTGCCAATGCGTCGTGGCTATGGTTAGACGAGGCGGCGATGATGACAGAGGACACGTGGCCTACCGCCATCGCCACGCTCCGTCGTGCGCCGGGTCGGGCATGGGTCACTACGACACCACGGGGCAAGAATTGGCTATACGACACGTGGCAAAGTGGCGGCGCAGATTACACCGTGACCCAAGCCAAATCAACGGATAACCCCTTCCTCCCTCAGCACTTCATTGAGACGCTACGTCAGTCAATGACCTCTGAGATGTACCGCCAAGAAGTCGATGGCCAATTCATTGACCCCGTCGGCGCAATGTTTCAACGTCACTGGCTCGGCGTCGTGCCACGTGCGCCGGAGGGTCTCAAGTGGTTCCGCTATTGGGACCTCGCCGCCTCCACCAAGACCAGCGCAGACTACACCGCCTCCATCCGTGCCGCCCTTGGTGACGACGGTGTCATCTATTTGGACGGAGGAATCAACGTCAAAGCCGAGTGGCCAGACGTCCGCAAAATCATCATCTCCACGATGCACAGCGAAGTCGGCACGCAGGTCGGCATCGAAGAAGCGATACACGGCTTAGCCGCCATCCAAGAATTACGCCGTCTGCCTGAACTCGTCGGCGTCTCCCTTCGTGGAATCAGAGTCGACAAAGACAAGCAGAGCCGGGCGATGCCATGGGCGGCGCGGGCTGAGGGTGGCAAGGTGCGCATCGTGGCGGGTGCATGGAATCGACAGTTTATCGACGAGGTCGTCGGCTTCCCTTCGTCGCCACATGATGACTACGTTGACGCCGCCTCGGGCGCCGTGGCGATGATGAGCAAGCCTAGAGTAACATGGGGGTGGTCTGAGTGACAATCAATTTTCCCGGATGGATGCAAAGTATGCAGCGCAGTGGACGCATCGCCACGGCTTCGGACGCCTACGAAGTCGTACCGATGTTGTACCGTGCGGTCAATCTGCGCTGTGACGCAATCAGCACAGTGCCCTACACATTGACCCGCAGAGGCGAGGCGGTGGAGTGGCCTTGGCGACAATCGCCGGCCGAGCTTATCAAAGACACCGAGCGATCCCTGCTACTCACCGGTGGCGCCTATTGGTACAAAGTCATCAAAGGGCGCACGATGACCGGCTTCGTGGTACTTAATCCTACGACGATGACGGTGGGCTTCGAGCCGACCATGGCAACCCTCGAAGACCCGTATAGTGGCGCCTTGTTTACCCAGACGCAACTCGGCAGACTCTACGGACCATGGACGATTAACGACATCGTGTATTTTCGTGAGCCGTCGTATCGTGACGACATTTTGCCCGGTCTCGCCCCGGCCCACGTCGCTTTGCAAAGTAGTCAGCTGGGTCATTACCTCGAGCGCTTTACCTCCGCCTTTTTCGAGGGAGGCGCCCAGCCCGTCATGGTAATGAACTTGCCCGAGTCAATGGACGACGCAGAGTTCGCGCGATTCCGTGGCGAGTTCTCTACACGCATCAGCGGAGTGGCCAACGCCTTCCGCAGTCTCTTTGTGCGAAGCCCAGAACTCAAAGTCCAAAGGGTGACACCCGACATCAACACGATGATGTTGCCCGAGCTTCAAGAGCGGGTCATCACCTCCATCGCCATGACGCTAGGCGTACCGCGTACCATGCTCGAAGCCAGCGCCGCCAATTACGCCACGGCAGACAGCGACCGGCAAAGCTTTTGGCGAGAGACCATCGTGCCACGGCTTGGACTCTATGAGCAGATTATGAATAATCAGCTACTTGGCCCCATCGGCTATGAGATACGCTTCAATCCCGAGATGCTCGACGTCATGCAAGCCGACGAAGCCGACCGCGCCGACTCATTGCTGAAGCTTACGCAGGCGGGGCTTGACCTACCCAATGCAATGCGCATCCTCGGCTATGACGGTGTGGATGAGATGTTCTTAACGCCGACGGTCGAAGCGCCTGCGGAGGAGTTACCACAGGAAGCCACACCGCAGGAGCCGACGCCGGTCATCGTGGGCGCCGAGGCACCACCACAGCCCGACACGGCGACTCGCAATGTTGACTGGGTGTTACTTGCAAAAAAATTAGAACGGCGCATTAAGGCAGGGAAGACACCACAGTGTAACTTCGATAGCGCCGTTATTTCTGCCGACGAAGTGAAGTCTGTGATGGCTCGGCTGTACGACGGCATCACGGTGCATGATGCACTGCACGCCGTCGAAGAAGTCAAAGCCGTAGACGACATGACCAAAGATGAGCGACGCATCTACAACGAGCTCGTGCCAGAGTTTGAAAAACGAGGCAGTGCATGGGTACGAAAAATCATGCGCAATGAGCCCGTAGACCCAACGCTTGCCGACGTCATCGCCCCGGTGCTCAACCGCGAATTATCCAAGGCCGCCCAGCAACGCATTGACGAACTCGGCAATGACATTGGGGTCACGGCGACCGATGCGACGAATGACCGGGTGGTGGATTGGCTTGTAGACTACGTGCCACGGGAGACCCGACTGATTGACACCACGACCGCAGAGCGCATTAAGAAAGTCATTGATTCATATCGCCAAACCGAGGGCATGACGGCGCAGGACGTCGCCGCCTTGCTCAATCCTGCGGTAGACCCTGCCCGTGCGTTGATGATCGCACGCACCGAAATCGTCAGGGCGCAGACGCAGGCAGGCATCATCTACCAAGGCTACCTCAAAGAAAAAGGGCTGACCTACGAGCGCATCTGGGTAACCGAGCGGGACGAGATGGTCAAGAAGTGTCCCATCTGTTACCCCTTGGATAATCGCAAAGAGTCCGAAGGCTGGGACGGCTACGAGCCACCGGCGCATCCAAATTGTCGCTGTGCGACGGCGCTTAGACTTGTGAGGGATTGACCATGCCTACCGACTTTGAAATCATCGGACGCATCAGCACCGCACAGATTCTCGACGCCATGCGCACCGTCACGCTGGGCTATGCGCAGGAAGTCGCCGGTATCTTGCTGATGGATAAGCCACCCGCCGCAAAGCGTGGCACGCAGGTCTATAAGTCCGCAAAGCAACGGCGCTTCGTTATGGCCAATATCGCCAACGGGAATATTACGTTCCCCTACGTCCGAGGACGTGGCAACGGGTTACGAGGAAGTCAGAGTCTCTCACAGTCCTACCGTACCAATCTCGACGGAGACAACGCCGTGTTAACCTCGGCTGCAAGCTATGCGCCCTACGTCGTGGGCGACCAGCAGGCACCGATTCACCAAGGACGCTGGACGACGGCGATGCAAGCCGCCGACCGGGTCAAGCAAGACGGTGCACTACAAACCATTCTCACCAAGACGATGGAGGCGTTGTAATGGCGACGTACATACCGCCTGCTGACGTAGCAGACAATGCTCGCCAAGCCCTCGAAGTTAGGGCCGAGAAGCCACCAAGCCAGCGGGGCATGACGGCGGTGGGCTTGGCACGGGCGAGGCAACTCGCCAATCGTGACCCCGTCTCACTTGACACGATACAGCGGATGGTTAGTTACTTCGCCCGCCACGAAGTAGACAAACAAGGGTCAACCTGGGACGAGCGGGGTAAGGGCTGGCAAGCATGGCAAGGCTGGGGAGGCGACGAAGGACGGACTTGGGCTAATCAGATTATGAAGGAGACCGCAATGGAAGACGCAGTGAAAGCCGGGTCACGACACAGCACCGCAGATATGAAGCTGATTCGCAATGCCCGCAAAGCAGCGCAGAGTGTAGCGCAGTACATGACCGAGCTGGGCGACGATGGCATGGAGATGGACGAAGAGCCGAAGTCTGTCAAAGCAATCGAGCTGGGCGCAGAGTTCAACACTCGGCAACGCATGATTGTCTCGGCGATGGTCGAAGTAACCCACGAAGCAGGCAAGTTTGACAAAGGGATCGGCGCCAACGGTGCGCACTACATGGCACCTGCAGAGAATCCCTTCGCCGCGCGGGGCATGGCGTGCGAGTACTGTTACTTCTATCAACCCGAGGGGCAATGCGCAATCGTCGAAGGCATCATCGAAGAGTACGCCGTGTGTAAGCTTTGGGTTATCCCCGAAGCCGTGCTCATGGTCGAGCCCATGGAAGCCGTCGCCGAGCCAGTGATGGAAGCCGAGCCAGTCATGGAGGACACCGAAGCCGTCGCAATGTCGGAGTATGACGAGGATGGCGTGATGGCACTTGACACCCCCCTGACAATTAAAGTAGGGGACGAAGTAAAAGCGTTGGCCCGTCGTTTACTCGGAGTATCGCAATGACCGACTTTATCAAATCCTATGGAGGCGGGGTCAAGGCGGTGGGCGACTACGTCCTGCGTGGTCGTGGCATCGTCTACGGGGGCAAAGACCTCACCGGCGACCGCTTTACCAAAGACACCGACCTCGGCACCACACGAAGCCCTATCGGTATGCCCGTGTTCTACGACCACGCCATGTCGTCAATCCGTGGGCAAATCGGCACGGTCAAAGCATGGACACCGACCGACGATGGTATCGACGTAGAGATTGAGTTAGACAAGCGACTCAGCTACATCGATGACGTCATGAAGCTTGTGCGCATGGGAGCGCTGGGCTTAAGCACCGGCTCCATGAGTCACTTAGTCGTCCGCAAAGGTGGCGAGCTCAAGCGTTGGACGGTCGGCGAAATCTCACTCACTCCGACGCCAGCCGAGCCCCGCACATTAACCGAAGTGAAGGCAACTCAGAACGACGACACGCGCACTGCGGTGACGCCGTTGAGCCCAAGCGATAACACCCAATCAGCATCATCAACCAAAGGAACTACCACAATGTCACTCAAAGACGAAATCAAACAAGCCTTGGTCGAAATCGCAGGCGAGCCCGTCGCCGGTGGAACCTTGGCAGCCCCCGCCCCAACCGTGAAGAGCATCGCCCTCGACAATGACACCGACCCCTTTGCCTCACGTGACTATGAGCGCGCCTACAAAGCATACGTCCGTGGCGCCGCCGATGACAGCGCCCTCAACGTGTTGAGCAATGCCAAAAGCCACGCATTCAAGACGCTCAACGAAGGCACCAACAACGATGGCGGCTTCACCGTACCGACGACCATCAACCGGGAAATCATCGCACGCCGTGACGACATGTCGTTGCTTGGCGCCTTTGCCTTCACCCGCATCACCACGGAATCTTGGAAGCACATCATGCCTGCGCAAAGCACGAAGGCTACGGCCGGCATCGTCACCGAAGGTACCACCGCCACTGCCTCCGAGCCCAACTTCGCCAACTCAAAGACCATTCAGCTGTACAAAGACACCTTGGAATTCGCCGTCACCGACGAACTCTTGGCCGACTCTTCGAGCAACCTTGAGCAATTCATGCAGGTCGAAATTGCCCGCGCGATGGCCGTGTCATCGAACAGTTACATCATCCTCGGCACTGGCTCGGGCCAACCCTACGGACTCAATGCCCGCGTGACCAACAGCGTCGCCCTCAGTGCCAGCGCAATCACCAACGCCCAAGTCATCAGCGTAAGCACTGCCGTCAATGGTAGCTACTTGCAAAATGGGCAGACCGGCTGGATTATGAAGAACGCCACCTGGGGCGCCCTTCGTACTCTTGACCTCACCAACTACAACCGCATCACCGCCATCGAAGCCGGCATCCGCTACGCCGAGGGCTGGCGTGTGGCATTGAGTGAATCCGTCGCCGCCATTGGCACGGGCAACAAGTCACTCTGGTTCGGTAACTTCAATTACTACGCATTCTGTGAGCGCACCTCGGGCGTCCAAATTGACCGATGGCGCGACGTACGCAAGGGCTTGACCTACATCGTCGCCTCGTGGCGCTACGGTGGCGACGTCACCCAACCCGAGGCTTTCGCCGTCGGCACCCACGCCTAAACAACGTCTTGACGGGGCGGCGCTTCGGCGTCGCCTCGCATCACAAAGGATGCCTCTATGCAAGTACAAATGATTCACCGCCTCGTCCACAGTGAGGGCAACGTGCACGTCGTCTATGAGCCCGGCGATATCTACGAAGCCAGCGAAAAAGACGCCGAGATTCTCATCAGCCAAGGATCGGCCGTGGCACTGGAAGACCAAGCACCCGCCGAAGCCCCAAAGAAAAAGCGAGTGGTATAACGTGGCCTACATCACCGCAACCGACCTCAAAAACTACATGAAGATTAATGGGAACGCCGACGATACCCAGCTAGGCTTATTCGCCGACCGTGCCCAGCATGTCATCGAATCGTATACCCACCGTGTCTTTGAGTGGGCTGGGGCGGGCACGGTGAAGAAGTTCACTCCGCTGTCCTACATGGACGGCGGCGATTTGCTTGACAACGTGACGCTGTCGATGGGTATGTCGGAGTTCTATGAGCTCACGAGTATTACCAACGGCGACGGCACGGCCATCGCCACGTCGGACGTCGTGTTGCTCCCTGGTAACATCACGCCCAAATACGCCATCCGCCTGAAGTCTTCGGTCAACGTCGCTTGGACCTACACGACGACTATCGAAGAGTCAATCAGCGTGACGGCGAAGTGGGCGTACAGTGCCACGGCGTCGCCAGACATCGTACAGGCGGCGTTACGCATCGGTGCATATCTGTACCGCCAACGTGACGGCACGCCCGACTCCGACCGTCCCATCGTGTCTGCCGACGGTGTCGTGCTGTCCGCACCACGCATCCCGTCGGACGTCCTTGAGTTACTCCGTCCATATCGTCGGAGGTCGTAGTAATGGGTAGTCAACTCAGCGCAATCATTGACGAAATCGCCGCCATGACCATCACGGGCTACGACTACGACGTGCATATCGGCGACGAACTCCGCAACCACTTTGACATTGCCAATATTCCGTGTCGTG